TTTTCAAGTGGATATTTAGATTTAACAATTTCTTGTTGTATTCCATAATCAACTGCAACAAGATTGTCTACTACACCATCACGATAAATTGCATTGCATCCCCAAGTTTTAACTTCGTCTAAACCAATATTGTTTTTACTTGGATTGAACCACGAACGTGATTCTCCATTTCCAATAACTAAAGATTTCATGTCCTTAAACACTCCCAACTAACAGGAAACATATCCTGTGCAAGCTTATCAATTTTATTTGCAACCACTCTTGTTTCATATTGTGCATCTGGTTTGCATCTTAGGTTACATACTCTTGCAAATGCATAAAGTGTTCCAGACCAATACCATTCTGTAAACATAGACTGAGGCAGAACCATTCGTGCTTGTTCTGGTGCAACACCACCCTCGATTAACATATCATAAGCTTTAACTGCGTGTTCAACAGCTTTATTGTACACAGTACCAACTCTTATGTCCTCATCATCAGGATAACTGTCCTTAATCCACTCTACAGTCTTTTCTTCATCAGAACCTTGTTTCTTATCTGATGCAGCTGCTCTCCATGTATCAGGACAATAGATTGATGGGTCATCACTAACATATCGTCTAGATACTTCGTTCCACGTTAAACCAATCTGATGTTTAACTAATTGTCTTGCAACAAACACAGGAGCTTTAATTCTGAACTGTATAGACGCATGACCAAATGGACTCCAGTGATTATGTTTTGCAAGATACTTTATTAACTTTTCATCACTGTAATTAAGAAGGCCTTCTAAGTCGTTATCAAATCCTTTCTCCCAATCAGATTCTTTATCAAAAGAAACTCGGGCTGCATTAACAACAGTCAAGTCGCTTCCCATGAAGTCTTTAAGTGTTACTTCTATATCCAATTGTATATCCCCCAAATAGATGCACCAAGATAAAATAACTCCATCAACATTCTTGGAGTATCTTTATCTAATCTTGCAAAATTTGCCCAAAACACACAAGCAACCACAGACAACGACCAACCTATCCATTGAGAAGCAACACTTCCCGATGCAAGAAAAATGACACTCATGAGTGCAAGTGCAAGTGCAAACCACCGCACATTACTACTAGGTGATTTTCTGTTTGGTGCAATTAATGTGAGTGTTAATACTTTAGTTCCCATAATATGTCCTTTTCAAAATTGGTGCTGGTACAAGGAATCGAACCTAGAATTGATGCTTACAAGGCAACTGTTATACCGTTTAACTATACCAGCAGTAAAAGTGGTGGAGTTAGAGGGAATCGAACCCACGACCTTCTGGATGCAAACCAGACGCTCTCCCAACTGAGCTATAACCCCACAAATCATTTATCGTCTGTCATCTCTCCTGTTATCAGGTCTGCGACCTTGAGGGCGAAACCCCTTTGGCCATGATGGTTGTCGCATTGCAAGCTTTTTAATTCTTTCGCTCATCTCAGAATTTTTCTTAGAAAGTTCAGCACAATCGTACTCTAATTCTTTCACCCTTGCAATAAGTTTTTTGTTTTCTGACTCAACAATGTCGAGTGTTTTAATTGCGATTTCTGCTCTTTCAGTAGTCACAATTTCACCTAAATCCATTCTAGTTAAACTCCTTCTATTAGATTTAATAATACCATTCTATACTTTTCCTTGTCCAAAGTCAAGAACCTTTTATAATTATTCATAAGTTTTTTAATGTCTTGCCATATGTAATCCTCAGATAATTTTTTGTTCCACGTTTTACTAAACTCAACCAACTCATCAAGTACAATAAGAGTTTCTAATGACACTCTCTTTCCAAGATATTCTTTTAATAATATAGGGTGTTCGTCACTCTCAATATTAAAAAGGGGATTGAAGTTTTTAACTAAAGGATTAATCTCTAGTGTAAATTGATTGTAAAAGTTGGCTCTTTTATCCTTCCATTCCTCATAGTTTTCATCACTGAAGTTAGACACATAACCTTTGCCGTCCTTAATAAAATTAGAGACAAAGTAATTCTTTATGTTTTCTTCTGTTTTATATTTTCTTGAAATTTTGACAAAGAAACCTCTGTCCTTTCTCTTGTAGAAAGAATCTCGTTTGATACGAGTTTTGCCGTGATAGGTAACAAAGTCATAATCAGTTTTACCAAAGTGTGCTTTCATCGCACAATACATTAGGTAGGTATCAATCGCTTCCATTGAAAGGCTTTCTTTATATGGGCAGTTGAGCTCTTTTAGGTAAAAAGTTCAAGTCTCTTGCATTTGCTTCAATTTTTTCTTTCAGTCCTTTAGAAATAAGAGAACCAACTGAATCAGGTTCAATGCCTTCTTTGTCACAATAATATAGAATTGCGTCCATATGTGTAATATTTAAATCTTTAGCAATATTCTCTATTGCAACTGTAAATGTTTTTGATGTTGTAAACGCCATTATTATTTCCTATAGTCATTATAAAAGTGGTGAGTATTCTGTTGATAGGAACTCACCAAAACCCCGAGCAATTATGCGGCTAGCGCATAATCCTCAAGTGCAAAGTTATCTTCGTTTGCATTTATAGTTTTGACCGATAACGGAATCACCCGACAATTCTCCACTCATCTACCTCTGCCTGTCGAACCTATTCAGCCCCATCACAAATACACTAGATATTTTTCTTAATCCACTTATAAGCTGCATAAGTGGCAAGTAAAATAAGTATTGTTCCAATGCCATCAAACCAAGATGTTTCATTTATTGCATCTATAAGGTCTGCTGTAATCCAATCCATTTTATTCTCCAATGTATTTGTGGTGGAGCTGGAGGGATTTGCACCCTCGTCCAGATCAGCTCTCAACTTGTATCAACAAATCGTATTTATATTTATACCATAACAGACACTAACTTGTCAAGTCTCTTACGTTTTATTTTGTTCATTCCACTCTGCAATAGTTTCTACTAAAGAATTAAGGTAATCGTGTTTTTCTTTAACAAACTCTTGAACAGTTCCATCTTCTGTCACCACCAAGATAACCACCTGAGAGATTTCTACACCTGTACGTTCACCAAACATTTCAGCATACGCAGAACCTTGAATGTAATAACTTTCGTTGTATTCATCTTTACGTTCTTTGGTTGATGTTTTGAAATCTATAATAGACGGCACACCTTTATACTCAGCAATACAATCAACTCTGCCTGCTACTTTGTACTTGTCACTGTACAATCCAGCTTCTTGAGCATAGATGTTGTCTATGTAAGTTAACGCATTATCTTTTAATTGTTGAAAAAGACAATACGGTAAGAAATGTTTTTTGTGTTTCTCCCATTCCATTGGAGAATTAAATTCAACATTGTTTAAATAGTCTTCACACATATGATGAACTTTAGTACCACGATTTGCAGCTGTTCTTGATATGTGATTAGCAACATCATTGCCTACACGTTTGCGCCATTCTGCTATTCCTTTCTTATTACGAACTGATAAAACAGTTGTGATTGATGGATACTTATTACCTTCTGGAGTTTTGTATAGACGCACTCCGTCTTGGTTTGTTGCGGTTATAGGTTGCAACTCAACTGGTTCATGATTATACATATTTTATATTGCTCTCATTCTCTCCACTAATCTATCTGCTCGGTTTGTCACTTGTCGATACCATCTGCTGTCTACCATCTCGTCTGCAGCTGCGTTCCAATCTTTTGCATCAACACCACGTTTCATTCCCTTGAATTTACTTAAACGAGTTCTGCCAAGGTTGAACATCATGTTTGCAATTATCTGTTGAGCTTCTTCTGGCAAATCATAAAAATCTGGATACAAAATAGTACAGTCTAGTAAAACATTGTCACAATCTTGTTCAAATGCTTCGATAACTCTGGACTCACTAATAGAAGTTCCAACTGGAGAGTTATATTCTGGATCAGTTTCTAATACCAAATGACCAACACCAAAAGTAGGATACCCAAGATGGTCGTTGTAAATTTCGTATTTTACTCCCTCGTCTATTTCTAGTTGAGCTCTAAGTTTTTCTAAATTCATTTCTCCCACCTTTCCCTATCTTTCTTTCTAAGAACCTTACACTCGTAGATAGTCCAACCCCAAATTGCTAATATTATTCCCATCATAACCCAAAAAAATGTACTCATTATTCGTTTCCAAATCCAAGGCGTATTTTATTGATAAGATAGTTACGAACAAATCCTGACCGAACAATATCACCAATAGTAAATTCGGTGCAATTAAATTCTTCCATCTCATCTAGTATTCTAAAGAAATCATGTAAACCATTTCTCTCATTTTGTTTTTGCAAATCTGTTTGGTCAAAGTCACCACAGAATACAATCTTTGCGTCTTGTCCAACTCTAGTTGTAATCGTATCAAGTTCATGAAAATTCATATTCTGACACTCATCTACTATAATAATTGCATTGTCCATTGTCAACCCCCTTAGAAAAGAAGTTGATAAAAAGTGCAATGAGCCTTGACCTTTTAACCTGTCGTATAGATTGTTAAACGATTGCTCGTTAGGTTGTTCGAATATGAACTGCACCATGTTTTGATATGGTATCTGATACAACGCAGACTTATCGTCTTCATCGCCTGGCAAAAAACCAATCTCTCTTGTTGGTATAAGTGAACGAACCAACACAACCTTCTCGTATGGAGTTTGTAAATTCATTACATCTTGCATTGCGAGATACAATGCACAGAATGTTTTGCCTGTACCAGCCGCACCATAAAGAAATTGGTTTTGTCCTTTCTTCCAAGACTCAAAAACAATTTTTTGGTTGTCTGTAATTGGTTTTATTGTTACTAGATTACTTGCGTTTATTTCTTTATTCTTTTTTGTACTTGCCATTTTATGTCCTATTTAAAAAAAGGTGAGGGGAGCCAACAGTCAAGGATGTTCGCCTGAGGGTGTCAACTCCCCTCTGGTGCATAGGCGGATTGACTTCCAAGCTTCCAAGATGCCGTGCATCTGTGCTGAAGTGTGATTTCTCGCCTGCACCATTATTTTTATTTATAATTTATTTTTTTAACCTATCGAGAACACCATGTTTTTTGAGAACTTCTTTTGTTTTAATTTCTTTAATTGTTTTGGTAGAACCACCATATCTATCTGCGAGGGGGGAGCCAGGATTTGAATGTGCAATCTGTTCTAATCTTTCATTCATACCACCATCAATCTTTGGAGCTGTTGCGCTGATATGATCACCAACAAAAGCTACTAAAGCTGGTCTTTGGCTAATGTGAGGATTATCTAACTTATACTGATCAAGTTCAGAAATTTTCATAAACTTTTCAAAATTTTCATCAGTATTTTTGTTATAAAAATTATATGTTGGCATTAAAATCAAACTCCAGTTGAGTGTTAGCTACTTGTTTTTTCAAAGTATTAAGTTCATCAGTCAATTCTTTTATTCTAATATATGCGTCATACAACTGTTCTTGTTGTACTGCGATATTATCTTTCAGCAAGGTATGTAAATCTTTCATTGAACCAC